TTTTTCAAAAAATTCTGCTGTGGCCTCATCTAAGGTCTTAAGCCCTTCCTGCCAAATCCTTAAGTTTTCAGCTTCTAATAGTTCATTAAATTCTTCTTGTGAAGGCTTAAGGTTATCAAGGCTGGCTTTGAGTTCGTCTATAGCCGGGATGGTAATAGTCTTTATAACCGTGCCTTGAGTACGACTGCTACTTGTTGCTGCCTCTGTTGCCCTCCTGAGCTCTTCTTTAGCTTTCTTTTCCTCAAGTTCCTTTTTGGTTAATAGTCCGGTTACATCTACATTATCCTCTATGACTTTGGCTGTTTTACTCCCGGCTTCTTTTAATACTTGATAGGCTTCTTTTAGGCTGGTCATTTCACGACCGGCTATTTTGGACGCCTCGTTCATGGCCTTCGTTCTCATGGAGCCTTCATGGGTTTTTTTGGCTACCTCGTCCAGTTCCTTCTTTAAGTTTTTATAATCAACCAGTAAGTTTTGAATCCACTTGTCTAAGCCAGTAACTTCTCCTATGAGTCTCCCTACTTCCCAACCTATAAAGGCGGCTGCCCCTACAGCTCCAACTTTCCCAAGAGTTCCTTTAAGACCTTTGCCATGCCGGGCTAAATCCAGAAGACCTGTAGCCAGCTTTTTGGTTCCCTTTGTAGCCACGCTAGCAGCTTCCCCCATCATGCGGAAGCCCCTAACTATGCTAGGCAAAGCCATAGCTACTGGGCCAAGAGCTGCAGCTAAGGACCCTATGGCTCCTACGATTGTGACTAAAAATTTGGGGAGTTTGGATAATCCCTTTGCTACTTTAGCCACCAGTTTGGCTAACGTCAGAACAGCAGGGACAAAAGTTTTTCCAATTTCTACCGCAGCATTTACCAGCTCATTTTTGACCATCTTCATTTGGTTATTGAAAGTTTCCAATTGCTTCTTACTCACTTCGTTTGTAACCCCGGCCATATCTCCAAGCTTTTTAGTATATTCTTCTATCTTGTCAGACATTCCGATTAGAGGGTTGATGGCTTTCCTGACTTCTGCTGTAAAGCCTAACTGTTCTAGCTTGGCCATTCTCTGCCTTACGGTTAACCCTCCAACTTCATCCTCCAGCATCTTGATTATATCGCTCATGTCCTTCATAGCACCTGAGCTGTCATATAGGCTAATACCAGCTTCCCTCCAAGCTTTGCTATTTTTAATTTGGACATCTGTTAGTCTTTCAAGGACGACAGAAAGATACTCTCCGGCACGTCTCCCTTTAATTCCTTGGTCAGCAAAAGCGGCTAATACTCCAACGCCCTCCACTAAGCCCTTATTTACAGCCCTCAATGCTGGGGCTCCTTTGTTGGTCAGGGCTTCTGAAAACTGCATAACGGACGCATTAGCTAAGGTGTTGGCTCCCACAAGTACGTCTGAGACCTCAACTAAATTTTTTTGATTTTCAGCAGCGTCTTTTGATGACATTCCCAGGGCTGACTGTGCATCTGTCAAAAGGTCTGTGGCCGTGGCTAAATCAAAAGCTCCTGCCTGAGCAAATCTAGCCACTTCAGGTAGTGCCTTAAGAGACTGGGCAGCATCCATTCCTGCTGAAGCAAGATAATAATAAGCCTGTGCTAATTCTTTCGCTGAAAAGGTAGTTTCCTCTGACATTCGCTTTGCCTGAGCTGCCATCTTCTCACGCATTTCATCAGAGACGTCTCCCATGATGGCCAAGGATTCTGTCATAGCTTGATCAAAATCCCCAAAAGCTTTGACTGCCATTACAATCCCGCCCACTACAGCCCCCCCGGCTACAGTAGCGGCTCGGCCGTATTGCTTAAATTTTTTGCTGTTTTTCTCTACATAATCTCCAAAACCTTTGACGCCCCTTTTAGCTGTTTTCAGGGCCCTTGAAAATTTAGAGAGGTCCAGTTCCATCCGGGACTTTATCGCACCTGCTAAAAACGCCATATTATTCCTCTAGCTCCTTTTCGATGAGCTCCATCTCTTCTTCTTCTTCTTTCTCAAGGCTCTTGAAGCCCCATTTAATACTCATTAATTCTTGGTTTACAGCCTGCGATGATGCACCAAAAGCCAGCCTCATGTTATATAGTAATTCTCTTTTTTTAATTAGACTCTCCCTATGTTTTTTCCTTCCTGCTTCTTTAAACCAGAATTCTTCATCCCGAAAATCCAAGTTAAGAAGTTCTTCGTAGGTAAAGCCTGGAAACTCGCTCCAAATAAACGCAAGCCTCTGTCAGGCTCTGGTCAGTTTTTTGGGTTCTTAGGTATCTTCTTTTTCGGCTCCTTAGCGTTTGTTCGCTTGGTGGGTGCAAAGAAAATTTCTCTTGATATCTGATTCAGGATATGCTGGGCATCTCGATAATCTATTCTCTCTACCTTTTTAATCGGTGCGTTCAGCATTAAAGCTAACTGCTTGTACACAGCTTCTACCTGTTTCGGGAGGCTAGCATCCTTTTTAGGCTCTAAAGGATTTATCTTCTTAAATAAATCCCGGTCTACTTTCTCAATGGAGTAGGTCTCTCCGTCTATTTCGATTTCGATAGGTTCAAACAGACTCTTCTTTGTACTAATAGAAATCTTTGGCATCTACAACTCCTTAGTTTTTCCCTATGGTTCCAAATTTCCCAACTTGACCTGAGACTTGAGATACGAAAACCCAGAATTCAACATTGAATACTTTTTGGGTCGACCTATCATAAGCTAGTTCAAAAGCTCTCCTGTAAGAACAGTGGTAAAGAATTATCCATTGAGATGAAGTTTCGTCTGGCACCCCTTCTAACCTGCGTTTTATGGCAATCTCTTTTGCGTTCTCCCTCATTGCTTGACCTGCTAGATTCGGAATATCAACCTCGTCTCCATCGACCGTACCCCCCAGCACTACTGCTAACTGTTCTAGGGTAGACCGTGCCATAGGCACTGTAAGGGTCATGGTCATCCCGCCTCTAACAGCGTCTACAGGGGCATCACCAAAATCTTCTTCTTCTACAGGATTAATGGTTTCATCGCCCGATAAAGTAACCGTTCCATAGTGTGGGCTCAAGGAAATTTCATTAACTCCCCCGTGATCCCATACTATCTCTGCCGCATTGATATCTCCCATTGGTAATTGTGGCATTTTTTTACCTCCATATTTTTATTTTAGAGACAATTTATTATGTCTCCAGCTTATAAGGGCTAAAGAAAAATTTATCAATCTCCTTAGCTCTTTTTTTATATTTCATTAAATCTTACTCCTGCATGATTTTAAAAGTATAATTAGTCGAAAAAACATATAGCCCATCATCACCTGGATTAGCGATAGGTGTAGGTTTTGCATCAGCCTGAACTACCAGCACTGTGTATACACCTTCCCCTAAATCCGGAAGATTAAACCAGCCTGATACCTGGTCTAAAAAATGCAAAAAATCATACACCTCTAAAGCATCACCTCGAGCCGTAAAATACGTTTTAGCCCGGTTCCATATTTGTATGGGCTTGTCTATCCTATCCTTTAAGTACATATCAGTAGCCGGACTAGCGTTTTCCAAGACCGCCATAATCCTAGGCGGAGGCTTGACGTCATTTATGTTCCTTGCAGGAATATGACCCGCAAAGAAATTAACATCCCTTACCCAGGGAGGCCCTAATCCTTCTTCCAGTATAAGAGTAGCTATTTCTTTAAGCATCTTATCCTCTTAACTCATCAGCCAGCATGGCTATGTACTTATCTCTATTCTTCGTAATTTTACTTTCCAGAAACTTAGGACCTGAACCTGGAAGGGTAAATTCATTGCTTGACGGCATCTCATGGACAAACGCTGCGTATTCTGTATTAAATCCTACTTCCAAGGTTAACTTATCCAGCCACTCGTTCACCACTTTACTTCTCCAGAGCAGCCCTGTCTTATGCGGGGCATAGGGCTCCTCTTCTATAGCATCAGCTATGATTTTGACCCCTACTTTCCCCAAAGCTTTATGACCTTTTGCAGGGATTTGGCGTTTAGTAATATCATCAAAATCCTTAATGAAGTCTGAATAATCCACCTGAAACTTGCATTCGTTTTTCATCTGATATCTACCTCTTGGTGATGTTCATTTTTCATGTCTTTAGGCTTAGCGATTTTTATAATGGGATGATCGTATTTGTCCCCTGGTATCCTTATTTTTGTCGTCTGTTTTATAATCTGTTGAGGGCTAAAAAATATAAGGGCAAAACTTACCACTTGTTCGCCCTCGGCATTTCTCACCAACCGGTTTCCGTATTCTATTCGGCAAGGTACGTGTTTTTCTACACTCACCGTAGTCTCACCCCAAGCACCTGGGGTTTCAAGCACCAAGTCTACTTTATCCGGAAACAAATGCGATATATTCATAAGTCCTCCATAAAAATATTAAGTCCATTTGCTCGAAATGTCAAAATTCTAGTCCTCCTATCATGTCCGTTTTATGCTT